AGGCGCTCATTGGCAGGACGGGTGGGATCGGCAAGATTGCCGACACGCTCCTTCAAAAACGTAACGTCCGCATTGGAAACGCCAGCGCCAAGCGACCCACCAGTCAGTTGTAAGGTCATATCACTGACAATGGTTTTCAGTTTGGCGATGTTCTCCATGCCGGGAGTGGCTTCACCAGTCACTGCGCCATAAGCATTAGCAAACCAGTTCTCGACCGCACCGCTGGTAGAACCCTCAATAAGAGCCGAAACAGGATCAAGGCCAGTGGTCGGATCAACACCTGCGGAAAGCAGAAGGTTTGCTGCTGCGGTCTTTGGCTCGACTTTAGGCGCTGCGGTTGCGCCACCAATAGGCTCAATCTTGCCAGCTGCATTGATCTGATAGGTCTTGGTCGGATCAAGACCTGGTGTCGCTGCGACTTCCTGTGGCGTCATTGTGCGCCACTTCTCAGTTTCACGCAGGGGAGATGGCTGCTGAACTTCTTTAGGCTTACCCGGCAAGATCACACCACCCTGCAGCGGCTCATTCGCAGCGCCAGTGACCGGCTTGCCAACCGGCTGCGGAGGCGCATCCCACTGGACGGTGTTCGGATCAATCTGCGCCATATTCTACGGTCCCGTCTTGGAATTGCACAACGCGGCGACCATCAGGAGCGGTGCCAGTGCGGACGATAATCTTGATGTTGTTGTCTGTCAGCCACTTGTTGAATTGTGCCTGTCCCTGCGGACCAAGCGACTGGCGGACAACATTAGCTTCGGCCTGCGTGATCCTATTGCTGCGTGATGCGTTACCAAGGATCGATGCAGCGCCTTCTGGCGTCACGGTTTCAGGTTGCTTACCAGTTGGTGCCGGTGCGGCACCTTGCTGCTGCTGCCACCGCGAAGCGCCAGGAGCCATCGACGGAGGACCGACATAAGTGCGTCCATCGCCAAGCGGAATGCTGACAATCCCGCTACGGCCAAACTGCGCAAATTCAGCAGCCGCTGCGTCCCCGAAAGTCTTTTTGATGAAGTCGAAGTCCTGCTGGAAAGTGGTTGGCTTTTCGCCAGCACCAAATAGCGTGCCATAAAGCTTATCATCACTCTGTGCCAACTGAATGGTCATGGGAAGAATGACGGCTTCCGGATTCTTGTCGAACGCCTGCAGCAACGCCTGAGCCGCTTGGGCCTCGCGCTCTTTGCCCGGGGTGTTGGCATAAGCCTGTGCCTGCGTGGCAAGACGTTCACGAGCAGCGGCAGTGTTCCCCGCGCGTGCAAGGCTAATCACTTCAGCACGGAGAGTATTGGCTGACCGGCGTTCTGCCTCACCAAGCACAGATTCGCTGGCTGTGATCTGGTCTTTCAATTCAGGAAAGAGCAGCAGATTGCGTGCGATGTTCTCAGGTGAACGATCAGCGGCGATCGACTGCAATGCGCCTTGCACCTGCTGGGCACGTTGCTGTGCAGATTCCTGTTTTGCACGTTCCGCTTCCTGCTGAGACATAGCCTGTCCAAAGGCATAGGACTTTTGGAACGCCTCCATAGGAGAAGCGATGGTGTAGTTATACGGATCAGCCATTAGAAGATCTTCCCAAGTGCGGCTTGGCCCTTATCGCTGGTCAAGAATCCAGTGATATTGCCAAGAGCCTGGTTGAACGCCTGTCCTTGCGCCAACGCAGCACCTGCCTGCGCCTGACCAGCTTGAGTCAATGCGCTGCCGATATTGGTGGCGGCAGTCATACCAGCCGAACCAACGCCAGCGGCGGATTGCTGACCAAGCGTGGTCAGACCAGCAAGGCGACCATATTGCTGCTCAAGAAACTGATTAAGCAAGGCAGGACGAAACTGAGCCAGCGCACCTTGGACATTGCCACCGCGCAAGCCTCCAGTCGCAGACGCCTTCTGTAAAATGGCTTCTTCGCCTTGACGCGCCAACGCCTGGAAGATCGGGCTTTGCTCCTGCTGCGTGACATAGGCCTGCTGGGCAGGTGCGCCAGACAGACCAAGAGCGGCCATCTGGGCCTGCAATGCAGGAGTCCCAGCAGACGTGTAAGGTTCAAGCAATTTGCGAAGTTCTTCGCGTGCTGCACGCTGTTCTGCCGCAGCTGCCTCAGCGGATTGGACTTGAGCCTTTGCTGCTTTACTGGCGGAACTGGATGCGACAACGCCACCAATGACGGCGCTTCCGACAACTGCTGCTGCAACCGCACTCATATCAATTTCCTCCAATCGTCACGGCCAACGCCTGACGATAGTCAACTGTGATCTCTTCACCCAGATTGCCGCCCTTGCAGCCTGCGATATCACGCAGAGCAACAAGATAAATATCACCATTCTCCATGCGGAACATCATCGCGTTCGGGTTCTTCGCATGATTAGTATATCGGCCAGCTGGCGTGCGCTTGCCTCCAAGCAGGGCAGGAGCAATCACTTCAAACTGCGGGATAGTGCCAGTGGCGAACAGGCCGCGACCTTCAATCTTGCTGTCCGCAACCGAAACCTTGTATTCGCCATGCGGGAACGAAATCTGATCTTCCGTGTTTTCAGAAATGGATCGCACTAGGTCAGCATCAAATCCAAATGCCTCGATCGCCGCATAAAAGTCGGCCACATCTTCAGAGTGGTCAAAGCTGAGAAGCATCTGGTTGAACTTCTGCGCCTCAAGCCATGCCTCGCTCTTATCAAGGAACATGGCCTCTAGCATTTCAACGTCACGCTCCTCAGTGGCGAATACGTTCTGCCAGATCACATCCTCATGGATGTATGCAATCTTGCGGCCAGCTGGGGCAATGAACGTCTGCGGTGCGTGCAGATCGGTCTTGGTGCCATCCTCATTGAGAATGGTCAGATGACCAGTCAGCATGATGTTGAGGTGATCGGTCTTGTGATGGTGGCCGATCACATAAGAGCCAGCAGGCATCCGCACTTCACGAATGTAAATGCCATCTGCAAAGCGATGCGTGATTGGACAATCAGCTTGCGGCAGATCCAGAAAAGCAGCCTCAAGACGCTGCACATCTGATTCCGTAAATGCCAATTTGAAAGGCGCAACAAGGCTGCCACAAACAACATCGATGTCCTTTGATTGGCAGATTGCGGTCACAGCATCACCTTATTAAGATGAGCCACCGGCTGCTCAATGACGCTCGGTGGCTCCATTATGCCCTGCCTTGCGACAAAAGGCAATCAATCCTCGTATTCGCGCTCTTCCCATGCCTGGCAGGAGCGCAAATCATGGCAGATAAAGTCGAACTTGGTGCAATAACCACGGAAGCCAGCTTCAACGTCCCAAGCATTCCAAGGGATCTTGTCCATCTTGGCCTGCATCAGCGTGCTGTTGTCGTAATACTCGCAGTTTGAGCAGCGACGACGACGAGCCTCAGTCTCATCAACCTGCATAGCCTTGCCTAGGGCGCGCCAGTATTCCGGATTGGCACCGCGCTCATTGCTGGGCTTTTCAGGGCCAAGCATCCAGTCATCAATGACGACCTGCGTGTTCTTCTTGTTCTCGGCAGCGGTGATGAACGGTTCGCTTTCGCGGATACCGCCGAATCCTTCAATCATGATCATTGGCTTTTTCACGTGGTGATCTCCCGGCCAGATGCGCGAATGGTGATAGCGTTTGCCGCGCTCGCAATCGTTGAAATGAACGCGCCGTTGTCCAGAACCTGACCAACCAGTTCCGGCATGGTGTAGGTCTCCCCAGGAGCGATCTCGCGTGCATCCACAATCAAGTTGTCATTGCCAGCCGTTCCACCCTGCTGGATCAGATTCACGCTTATCGTCTCGTTCCCTGCACTGGTGTTAGTCGCGGTGAACTTGTCGATCACAGCACGGCAATTGATTGCTGTGTACTGCCCAGTCTGGGCAGCCTCAGCCTCCTTCGGGGCGATCAAGGTTTTGACTGTGACTGCCATGATGGCCTCCTATTGCTGAACTTGTGTAACGGTTAATACCACCGAAGGCGATGCGGGTGCAAAGGCAGTCGCAGCCGTAGCGTTCAGGCTCATGGCCGTATCATCTACCGCCCACATGACTTCAATGTAGTCACCATTCGCCAACGAAAAGAAGTCGCTTCGGGAAACCGCTAGGTTGCCATTGTTGTCTGACAGAGACGAAATGAATGACGAGCGCACCACATCCGTGCCGTTCTTGCGCCACCAGACCCAAGCGTTCTTCAAGCTGGAATTGGAGCTGGTGAACTGGAACGTAACGTCGAACTGATAGAGGCCAGCGTTAGCGGCTACGATCCGCGAAGTCGGAGAGCCAATCGAGATGTCATTGCTGACGTTAGTGGTGTCAAACTCAATCGCATACGCAGTGTTCGCCGCTGCTGCCGTTGAGTTGGTCGTGCGCGCAAAGTCGCCGTAATTCTTTTGCTGCTCGATTGTAGGCCGCACGAAGATCACGCCTGCCGTCGCGTCCGATACAACACAAGCAGCCAGCGGGATGACGTTATCAGGCGCAGTTGGCTTGACGTTAGTCAGTGCACCTGCCGTGGTTGGACTGGCATAGAGAATATCCCCGGCACTGAATGCGCTTGTGTCGAGATCGCGCACAAAGCCCCAAGTGGTGCAATATCCCTTTTCGCCGCTGTCAGGCAGGTCATGTGTCATCACACCAAGAATGTAGAGCGTCGGTGTTGATCCATCAGCCAGATAGGGTGCAACAAGCAGCGCATCAGCCGTAGCACCCGCAAAGCCCACAACCGTGCCGTTCGGGATCGTCACGCCAGTCGTGTTGCCGACGCGGGCATAGGTTTCCTGCCCGATCTGCTGCGTTACCCCATAATCCATGCCGAGGTTCGCAGTCTGGTCAACGGCGTTCCAAGCCAGTCGCCTTGCCTTGCCGGCAGGCGCAGGACCATCGTTCAGATCAAGGTAATCGGTAACGACAGAATTGTTGTTCTCAGTGACAGGCGCTGTTGCCAGCAGTTCTAGCGCATCAGCAATGCGTGCAATCTGGGCAAGCGCATCATTAGCAGTAGCTTGCGCTCCACCAGCTGCGATGCTCACCTCATCGATAATAACCGAATTGTTGTCTGCTGTGGTGAACAGCTTTTCAAACTGCTTGATCTGCTCGAAGTCGCTCAGGAACGATGCAAGCTGATCGCGGGTTAGACCGAGCTTCTGAGCAGCCATCAGAACGCCAACGGCTCGATAGCCGCCTCTAGCCTCATAAACGATAGATGCGCGTCTGAGGTGCCTTGGAATCGCTGAATGCGCCAGTTACGCATCCAACCCTGCTGGAACCACACAAGGCGCTTGGCACGCTGTCCGGTCTTACCAGCCTTGATGAACTTGTTCTGGCTCCAGGTGATGCCGTCCACCGAGTAGCTAGTGCTGATCGTCGGATCTTCACCAAATGCCACAGAGCCGGTCAGCGCAACCAATTCAAGGTTGGTGAAGATGGCACCGCGTCCTTCATTGTAGACGATCGTGGTGATGAACTCCCAGCGCACGGTCTGCCCCCAGTGCGTGGAAACATTGTCAACGAAATAACCAACGCCGTTGCTCGTAGGATCACCGACAAGCCACCTGTCGTAGCACCACACAAAGCTCTGAGCGCGATAGCGGGAGAAGCCTTCAATGCTGCTGGTCAGCGTGAACCATACCGGCTGACCAAGTTCTTCGCTTGCCGCTGAGTCAAAGACCAAGGTGCGATCAGGCAGGTGGATGTAAAGGTGTTGGTGCGCCTTGTCGTTGCGCGCCTCCAGCTTCACCAAAGCTAGTTGCGCCTCGGTGTAATCAAGCAGGATTTGATCGATCTCCTGCGTGCTGATCTTTGTCGCATTAGCATTCACGCCGAGATAGACGCCAGGAGCCTCATTGAAGCCGCTTCCGATGAAGGCAACCGTTTCCATGTAGATGCAGCAACCCTGCGTCCCCATCACGCCCTTTTCGATCTGGGCACCTTCGATGCGCTGGAACGGGAATAGTTCACCGCCCACGTTGTCGAACACTTCGATCGTATTGCGATTCAGCGCATAGACCTCGTTGCGCAGTTTGAGCAGGGCTACAACTGGATCAGGATCAGCTTCGGATGATCCATACTTTAGCGGATTGACCGCATAAGGATCGCTGAGATCGGTGACCACCAGATACTGGCCGTCCGTGGTCATAAAATAGCCGTCAACCCAGACCACATCGAGGACAAGACCAAGGTCTGGATCGGTCACCCGCGTAATGGTCGAGCCATCATAATAGAACAGGTTTCCGTTGGACGCGATCGCCAGCAGATCGAAGGAATAATCCATCGAAACGTCTTTGCCATCGTTTCCAACATCGCCAATGACGGTGACCACGCCAGTGCTTGAGACCGAGCAGAACTTGGAACCCATGACGCGATAACACACGCCGTTCCAGTTGATGCCACCGCGATCAACACCGGGACCAGTGCCGTTGCCAACAATGCCATCGGCAGGACGCGAGAAGCCGTTGCTGATCCCATTGCCCTTTGGCACCGGCACCATGTTTACGGGATAAGAGGTGCGCAGGTCTGGGCCAGTGTCGGCATAGATGCCATTCAGGATCGGGATCTGGACCATCTCACCACTTTTCCTTCGCCGCCCACCAGGCCGCACTCATCTTGCCCTTGGCGATGTTCTTTGCGTGCCTATCGTAAAATGCTTTACGCTTCTTCTTCATCGCCTCAGATTCCCCGGCCTTGGGCTTGCCAGCTGTCTTTGCGCCCTGCTCACCGAAGCGGATCGTCTTGATCTTATCGCCTTCTTTGGCGACGACGATATGAGACTTTTTCGGATGCCCAGGCGTGCGCTTTGGCTTGTTATAGCCAGTCACGCCAGCACGAGTGAGGCGTGAATCCTTCTTCATTAACCAACCTTCCAGTTGGTGCCATCGCTGTAGACCGGGACGATATTAGCACCGCCTCCAGTGACGGTTGCGCCAAACGTAGCGGTCGAACCATCGGTGATGAAAGCGCGCGTTCCGGCACCTGCATTGGTCGCAGTGGGAAGCTGGCTATAGGTCGTCGGAGTGGTCTGAACCGTGTTCGCCACCACGCCATCGAAGTTTTCTTCAATGAACTGGATAAAGGTCGTGATCGAAGCGCGGCGAGAGTCACCCTGATTGGGAACCCAGAGAACCAGATTGTCACCGCCCGAAAGCTGCGTGATCAGCGGCAGATAGTTGATAGTCGGCATTGCTTAACTCCATTCAATCGGGCCGTCAGGGCCAGCATCAACAGGATCAACGGGAGGCTGCACATAGGGATTGTCCCAGCGCCAAGGCTTGTTGCCCTGTCCGATCGGCATCGTGTCAGGCAGCTGCTTTTCAAGCGGGAAGGCAGCGCGCTGCATCAGAACATTGAGAGCGTTCTTTGCTATCGCCTTGGTGTCTGGCGAGACAGTCTTGCCGTATCCTGGAGCGATTCGGATGGCGAGATTGGTAATCACCGCTTCCCATGCGCTGTCAGGCGTAAAGGTCTCGGTGTCGAGATCCGCGTCCTGCGGGCTGCTGGCAATGGGATAGCCAAGGCGAATGCCAGAGGCGTTCCATTCCATCATCATGGCATCCAAGCGCCGTAGAGCCGACTGCAGCTGCTCAGGCTGGAGGTCGAACACATAATCAGCCAGCCCGATTTCCTCGAAGGCTGCAGTTACAAACTGGCGCTTGGTGTATCCCACGATTAGCCCTCCAGAGCTTCTGCAATGCGTTCAGCCAGCTTCTTATCAGAAGTGCGGGCATTAAACGATACCCCTAGTTCCTTCGCCTTGGATTCCAGCTCGTCACGAGTCGGCGGAGAAACTTCGTCAAGGGCATCCTCAAGGTCTTCCGCAGCCTGAATGATCTCAGCCGCACGCTTGCCAGCAGCGGCCTCCTCATAGGACGGGAACCATCCCTTGGCGATCAGTGCGTCAAACTCTTCCTGATTAGCCGCACCGCGATAGGCATAAGTCCCGCCACGGGGCTTCTTATGCGGACCAGGCGTGCGATACATGATGGTCGGGAAGTCGGTCATTTCTTCTTGCCCTTCATGGCCTTCGGAGCCTTACCCGGCTTGCCAGCTTTCATGGCAGCAGTGCGGGCTGTATTCAGCGCAATAGCGATAGCCTGCTTCTTGGGACGACCAGCCTTCTCTTCCATCTTGATGTTCTTGCCGATGCTAGACCGGCTGTAACCCTTTTTAAGCGGCATCTTGATCACTCCTTGAATGAAAGTTGGGGGAGACCGAAGCCTCCCCCATCCCCCTGTTGTGATTAGGTCTGATTGAAGAGCAGAATGCCCGCCATTTCAGGATTGGTCATCACAACGCCATAGAGCGTATCCAGCGTGTAGAGCGTCTGGAAGGTAAGCGGGTCAAAACGCTTGGTCATGACCAGCTCGATACCCTGATCGGTCGAAGCGCGCAGAACGTCCACGCCAGCGCCATCCGGCACAGCGTAACGGCCCGGAAGCAGTTCGATCGAGTCCTTGCGCCAGAACGGGTTAATGTTCGAAGCAGCAATGTTCAGGAAGTTGATCGGAGCAGTAGCCGAGGTCGAAACGACTTCAACGTTCTGATACTGCAGTTCTGCATCGGTGGGCGACGAGTTCGCACCGATGATCGGCGGCGAGATCGTCATGGTCGTGCCGCTATCAACCGAGATAACGCGGAACGTCTTGAGTTCGCCCGTGCTACGCTTGGTGATGTGGTGGACCGCTTCGATGCCGTCGATCGTGAACGAGTCGCCAGCAGTGATGCCAGTGGTCGAGGAGACCGTGACAGTCTGATAGCGGTTGTCCACGTTCAGAACACCGCCAGTGCTGGTGGTGGTTGCCTGCGGAACGTAACGCACCTGAGCGCCGTTGGTGGCGATGGTGCGGCTGGCCGAGTTGGCAGCGCAGCGGTTGGCATAGTCGAGCTTGTAGGTCGAGAAGCTTGCGACTTCACCGACATACGAACGCTCGTAAGCATTAGCCGACTTGTTGCCGGTGAACGAACGGGTCGCCACCGCCAGGTTGCCAGCCATGCCGTTGTAATCGCGGCTCGACAGAGCGAGGTAACGATCACCGGCCATCACGCCCTGCTCGTTCATGATGCTGTCGCACAGAGCAACGTCATCATAGGTGCCAGCAGCGGTTGCGATCGGAACCACGAGGGTGCCCTGAGCAGCGGCCAGGTCCATAACCGAGAGGTTGATGTCCGAAGCCAGCTTCTGCTTGGCCGAGTCACCGAGGCGACCTTCCTGCAGAGCATCGCGCAGTTCCAGAGCGTTCATCTGCCAGGCAGAGCACTTGTTGAAACCGAGCGTCGAGGGAACCGACAGCTGAGTCATGTTCGAAACATCGCCAGCAATCGAGGTGCCAACGGTGCGGTCGAACGACTGGGCGATGTAGGGCTGCGGACGCCAGATGGTGTCACGAGCGCGTTCCATCGTCACGCCGTTGGTGTTGTAGATGGTGACGTTCTTGCTGAGGATCAGCGCGTCATTGAAGCCTTCGAGGATGTCCTCAAAAGCAACAATTTCTTCCTTGGAAAAGCTGTTAGCCATTTGAAATTACTCCGAAATTAGGTTTTCTTGCTGCGCTTATAGGCCATGACCTTCGACATATCTCCGGTCTTGAGAGCCTCTTCACGCAAGCGATCGAGGGTTGAGTCCACAGATCCTGAGATGCGTCCACCGCCAGTAGAGATGGTGCGCTCAGGTGCTGCTGCTGCCTTACGATTGGTGACTTTCAACTGCGTCTCCAGTTTTGCAACCGCGAAGGCAAACTTCACGGGGTCAGTGATTGAGGCAAGCTCCTTGGCCTTGTTCGAGTTTTTGCCGAGTGCGTAAATGATCAAAGCGGGATTGTCGGAGCCTTGAAGAACAATTCCCTGCTGCGTGACGTTGAAGGTTTCCAAGGCAACTGCCTCAGCATCCTCATAATCGCGCACCTTTAGCGAGGCTCTCGCCTTCGCATAGGAATCCAGCTTGTCCTGCCATGCCTTTGCCTCAGCATCTCGCTGGGCCTGGGCTTCGGCTTCGGCTGCATCGGCATGACGCTTTTGCTCATACCAGTCAGCAAGCTTCTTCTCATACTCATCTGAATCGTAATCACACGCCTCAAGCGTTGGCTTCGGACCCAGTGCAACCGGCTTGGTCTCAGTTGCGGTGGCGTTCAGCTTTGCTTCGAGTTCGCGGATCTTACGTTCTTTTTCCCGATTCGCTTTACGCAACTCGCGCACCCACTCAGGCGCACGGGTTTCTTCCTCTTGAGGTGGCGATTCCTCACCTATCGAAACGACAACATCATCATCACCTTCGCCTTCATCATCCGAGACGGCATTGTTCTCATCGTCGGATTCGTCATTGGCTTCGGTGTTGATCTCGATAGCTTCGAGCGTGTCGTCGTTCTCCAGTTCTGCCGTGTTCATACATTACCCCGTCAAACTCACCCAAATTGCGTGGTGGGTGGAACCACATTCACTTGCGGCTGCAATGCAGCCCCAATCTTTTCAGCCGTCTCTATCGCGGCCTTGCGCTGATCGATATCGATGTTGGAGAGCGTCTCCATCGTCTTGGCTTTAGTCTCTTCGGCACGCGCCAGGCTGTATTCGGTGTTCGCCTGTGCCTGGACAGCCTTGGCTTGCGCCTCCTGCGCTGCCGCCATCAGATACATGGATTGCGGATCAGGCTGCTGACCAGCCATCATGGCTTCCATCATAGCCATCTGCTCTTCTTCGGTCGGCTTGATAACACCAAGCTGCACCAACTTCTTGCGGAAGAAGTCCTTGATGTCGCCAATGCCTTCGCCGTCCATGTTCATGATAGCCATAGCCTGCAGGATCATCTGCGTCTCAGGATCGCTGGTCACCTGCATCATGCCAGTCAGAGCGCGCACAGTGGCTTCCCGGCGGCTGGTGAAGGACGGACCAACGTCAACAGCCACATCGAACGTGGCCTGACTCAGATCGTTCTCATAGACCAGTTCGCCAGTCTCAGCGTCGATGGTCGGTTTCATGATCTCGATCGAGGACACCTGATCCATCTGGTCGATCGCCTTCATCTTGCGACCTTCCTCGACGTAGATATCCTTCGCCATCGACAGCCAGATTTCACCACATCGACGCATGGCCTTGGCCATGTTGGTCATGTAGATGAACGACTGCATATCCAGGCGCGTCTGGATCAGTTCAACGGCCTTGCCGCTGATGTTGCTGACCATCTTGTCAGCCTGCTGATTGTTGCCCAGAATCTCAGCCATGTCTTGCTCGGTCAGCTGCAGGAGCGCAGCCATCGCAGGCGGAATGTCAGAGGACTTGGTATAGGCAACCGGACCAGCGGCCTGCATCTCACCATTGGGGCCGGTGATCGGGTTGACCAGGAGATACGGATAGTTGCGGATGTTATCTTCCGCCCACATGACCTGGTGGCCGTTGACCTGCTCAGGTGTCAGGATCGGCTTCTCAACCGACGAGAGCGCGCTGATCTCACCCAGCTTGGACAGCTGCATATTCTTGAGGCGCTGCGGATCTTTCGCCAAGCGCACATGGCCCATGCAACGCTCGACGTTATCAACGAACCAGCGCTTGCCATAGTAAGGCACGATCGGAATGTTCTTGCCAGCGATATAGCCGCAGTCCTCAAGGATGCCGCCACCACTCATGATATACTTGTGAACCTTGCGGCGCTTTACGCGCTTCTGGCGAACCTCGATCGTGCCGACAGCAGCCAGCGTTTCTTCGAGCGTTTCGTCTGCGTCAAAGTCAGCCTGGGTATAGCGTTCTTCTTCGCCATCGATCGTCTGGAATATGCGGATGGTCTCGCGCACTTCCTCGACGCGGTAATACTCTGCCACGAACACAACGTCAGGCGTATCCCAGTCGAATTCGTATTGGTGAATCTCTTTTGGCCAGGTGGTCGGGTCATCGTTCCACTCAGCCTTGTAAGCTTCGCGGGTTACCGAATAGAGGACGAAGCAGTATTTCGCGTCCGACTTGTCCTGCTTCTTGGCATCGAGGTCAAAGAACACCGACGAGTCAGCGTCATAGATCGGCTCGAACCGAATGCGCTGACGCTCGTTCTCGTCGTCCTCTTCATCTTCGTAAACAGTACGGAGACGCCATGCACCAAAGCCACCGCCAACGCCTTCCTCGAAAGCATTGTCGAAGGCTTCATCGGCCACGCTATCTTGCTCGTCAGCGCGATAAAGACCGTTGCAGGTCTCGGCCAGCTTGTCGTTTTTGCTTCCATCTTTTGAGATGAAATCAACGCTGATACGGTTTTGACGATATTCGTTGATGATGCGGATGACGCTCATGTGAATCTTGTTCACTTCGAAGCGCGGCTTGTTCTCAAACTGGTCTCCAAGCGGACCTTCCCACTGCGCACCAGACAGCGAATAGAAGCGACGATCCTGGAGGCATTGAAGGCGCTCATCGCGCATGGATGACTGACAGCGGTCGAACTCGTTCAATGCGGCCTGATGCACATTGCCGAGCCGTTGTTCCCTGTTCAGTCGAGCCATTTACCACCTATTCATCGTTGCCAGAGGCTTAACCTCGACAGCCTTTTTAGGTGCTGCTCGACGGCTTGCTTCACAGGCGTAGCGCAATGCGTCAATCAAATGGTTATCACGATCAGCAAGAACTGGCAAGACAACGCCAGTCAGGGGATCGGTCTTGTAGCTGTAGCAGGTTAATTCATCGATCGTGTGCTGGCAGCGCGGATGCACCACGATGTCATGAGACTTGAGCCATTCGATCCCTTCCTCAACGGATTTCGGACCTTTGATGGCCGGCATGATCTTCGGGAAGCCATTCTTCTGCATATGGCTGATCGTCTCCGGCCGTGCGCTATCAGCCACGATCGGCCACTTCTCAGATTCAGGCACGGTCAGGAATAGGTCTGGCGTATCAACGATCTCACAGCCGACACGATAGGCTTCATAATCAACGTAAAGAGTGCGGCCAACAATGTGACAGCGAATAAGCACGGTAGGATCAGAAGCAAACCCCCAGTCCGCACCAAAGCGGTGCGTGGCATCTTCTGGCGCGTCAAACTCCTCGATGCGCCAGTTGCGGAACACTCGCGCCTCGCTGTTGGAGACATAACCACCAAGCCAGACGTGCTTGTATTTGTCAGGATCTCGCGCTCGGTCATATTCCATCTCCGCTTTAAGAACGTCAGGAAACCAAGGATTGTCCTGATAGTTGACCTCTCGCACGATCGCGTCAGGCGGTGGCCGATCGCCACGCAGCAGCACATCAACGGGATCGCTGGCTTGATTAGGGTTCCATGTGAACCACAGTTCCGAGTCAGGCTTTCGGATCGTCGGACGGAGCAGGTCCAAGCTGCGCTGGGAAAGGCTCTGCGCTTCTTCCACCCAGGCGCAGTCATAGCCTTCAAGCGACTTGATGCTATCGCTGGTGTGGTTCTGCATCCCCTGGAAGATGATCAGCCCATCGCCATGCCGTGATTTGATCTGGCTTTCTTGGATCTCGAAATAGGACTGCACGCCCAGCTGCTCGATCTTGAGTTCGAGGAGTCGCTTGACCGACTGCGCCAATGATTTCTGGATTTCGCGCACGCAGACTGTGCGGCGCTTCTGATCCATGACGTGCGCTTCGATCACCGCTTCAGCAAAGGCGTGTGACTTGCCAGAGCCACGCCCACCATGCGCTCCCTTATAGCGGCTGGGCTTGAGGAATGGCTTGAACCAGCGCGGTGTCTTAATCGTCAGCGTCTGCGTCATCAAAGGATGCTCTAAAAGTCCACCAATGACTGGCTCATTTTTATCGATGCTGCATGAAACACCATCTGAACAGTTGGCCCAACGCTATCATCTCCACCGCCAAATAATTCCAGCCCAGCATCACCGAAGGTAGCGATGGCGATGGTGTGAACAGTTCCATAATCACCAGCTTCAATATTATCAGCCAGATTGCGCAGCATTTTTACCGGATCACGATAATCCGGCGGCTTAATCTCACCGACGACTTTGAGATCTGGTTTATTCATCTTCTGCGTCATCGATCACCTGGCGGACGACTTTGTGGACCAAGTTGCCATTGACACTGATCTTGGCTGGCTCGTTGTATCCGTGCATCGCGTTCAGTTCTTTGACCGCTGCAACCTTCACCGAGCCAGATCCTTCGCGGTATGCCTGCACCAAAGCCTTGACGGACATTTCACGGGACCAGAGTTGCTTTTCTTGGACATGAGACTTCAACTCAGCAATTCTTGCGGTAATCTTGCTGTTCTTCATTAGCTTCGATGCCAGCGGATAAATCGTGTTATCCTTCATGCCTTCGGCATCATAAGCAGCCCGATACGCATCAGCCTGCCCCAGACCATCAGCAATGCCCTGGCAGAACGCTTCCTGCTTTGCGGTGAGGTTAACGTGAGGCATAACTTGCATCCTTAGCACGCTTCACTTGATCGTAGCCTTCCAGCCAATCTTTATGCTTTCGCGCATTGCGTTTCAAACCGGCCATTGCAGCTTCGCGGCCATTCTGAAAATGGAGAATGTCATTTGCCATCGAAGGTCTCTCCCGTCTCAGCGTGAACGGCTTGCTGCCCAGTGAAATCCTGCCAACGCTTGATGATCACATCGCAGTATTTTGGATCGAGTTCCATGAGGCGTGCGTGGCGATTAGTCTTTTCGCAGGCGATCAGAGTGGAGCCGGAACCGCCAAACAGGTCAAGGACAATGCAGTTTGCAACGCTGCTGTTCTCAATCGCCCTCTGACAAAGTTCGACAGGCTTCATTGTTGGATGAACTTTCGCTTCCGTTGTTCTATCGCAATGCCAGATGGTTGTTTGCTTCCTGTCTTTGACGCGAACCCGACCAGATCCTTCCTTCCAGCCAAACAGGCAAGGCTCGTTCTGTAAGTGATAATCACCTTGCGACATTGTTAGGCTTGGCTTCACCCATTGGATGGTAGACGGACGCGCCTGCTTAAATCCTGAAAGCCTAAATGCGGAAATAAACTCAAAGGCGGTGATGTCAGCGTGCCAAACGTAGACGTTGCTTCCTGCGTGGAGAACTGCGTGTGCATTGGTTAGTGCATCGACAAGAAACTTCTCAAGCTGCGCATCTTTGAGGTGGTCATTCGGGACACCTTCGTAATCGACTCCATAAGGCGGATCGGTGTGAAGCATATTTGCCTGCTGACCATCCATCAGCTTCTCAACAGCATCGATGCTCGTGCTATCACCGCACATCAGGCGATGGTTTCCCAGCACCCAGATATCGCCAAGGACAGTCTTTGGCTCTTCTGGAACCTCAGGCACCGCATCTTCATCGGTCAAGCCTTCGCTCGGCTCCGGCTCTAGCAGCCCATCGAGGAATTTGTCATCAAAGCCAAGCAGCCCCAGATCGAACCCTTCCAGGTTCAGATCCTCGATCTCAGCTTTCAGCATATCAATGTCCCAGCCAGCATTGAGCGCCAGTTGGTTATCAGCAATCACCAGTGCGCGCTGTTGGGCCTTGGTGAGATGATCAAGGATGATGGCAGGCACTTCCTCCATGCCCAGCTTGCGCGCCGCCAGTAAGCGACCATGCCCAGCAATGATGGTGTTATCGCCATCGATAAGGATTGGATTGGTCCAGCCAAACTCTTTGATGCTGGCTGCGATCTGCGCCACCTGCGCATCGGAGTGCGTGCGGCTGTTAGAGGCGTATGGAATAAGATCTGCGACTAGGCGCGTTTCAATCTTCGGTGTCATCTCAGTTTCCGTATTCGGTCTGGTGAGGTTGATTTACATGACCAGCATTATTTTGTCCACGTTCTAACCGATCAGCCACAAGCTTAGCGTATCCAGCTATATCAACCCAGCTGTCAGCGTAATTAGGATCACCGTTTAGGATTCGAGCAATCTTGTGAGCGATCATCTCAAGTGCTTCTTTCTGGTCGCAGGATAATTTATACCAACCCGGACAGGCCATTGAATGCTTCAGGTGCTGCGAGATTGCCGCGTGATCTATGAAGTCACCATAGCGCTTTCCACGTTCCGTCAGGATATTATCAATCCCATCTGTCATCGTGTTCCTCATCATCTTGCTCAGGAATGAACCCAGCCAGGAATGCCTCTGTAGCAACACAGATCGGACCGGTAACGTGATTGTCTCCAGCTTCCATGCGGCGGATTGTGCGATTTCCTGTTCCTTGTGATAGACGCAGGGCATCGGCTAGATCGTTTACAGTCCAGCCTAGAATCTTCCTGGCTCTCTTTAGATCTCGACCTGTCCTAACCCTCATTTGCAGGGCCAAGCCTCTGTTGTAGCCTTCATGTAAAGCAGGGTTGCAGTCTCATGGCGCAGTGATGGATTGCGCTTGATGTAGCTTACGACAACGTCTCGAAGCTGCCCCATACTGACGTTATCTGGATAACAGATAAATTGGTTATCGGTTGCTAGAAATGCGTCTGTAGCCGTCGAGATCCCGCGAATGTATCCAAGGCATAGACCAGCCATGAAATTGCTATCATCATCGCACATTGAAAGGATTTCATTACCGTTATCCAGAACGCGATTCTGAGCTTCAGCTGGAGTTGCGGCGAGCAGTGCGCCGATAATCATCAGATGCTTTTTCATGGCAGGATCACCGCAAAGGCTGTCAGAAGGATGGGAAAGCCAATCGCAAAGATGAGCCCACCTATCTTTTCTCTGCGTGGCATGGTGTTCCAGAGTTCTTTAATGGTCATGTTTATTCTCCAAAAGGATGGGGCCGAAGCCCCGTTAAAAGTTCCACTCAATCGCACCTAGTTCATAAGCAATGCGGCGAGCCTCTTTTTTGCTGGCTGGATAAAGCGTTTCAACCTTAAACGGCTTTCCGTTCTGACCGATGTAATGAAGGTCCATCTCGCTGCGGCCCTTGACTCGATAGTAATTTGCGCGAATCTCGATCATCTTCTTCCTCCTGTTGGCGGGCGGTTCGCCCTGTTGACGCACTATCCTTAAAGGCGCTGCGTGATGGTGTAAAGCCCCTTTTTACATTTAAGCTATTTTTTTCCATCCCAGCGCTTCAATGAACCAGCTTGTTGCCAGACTACAATATCCCCCGCGCTTTCCCCATCAGGCCAGGGTTTCCACCTCCACTTGTCTGGCTCGACATCTCGTATCACCAAGCCATTGCGTAGCTTAATCTCGACCAGCTCGTATCGTGGTTTGCGGCCCTTGTTGATTGGCATAACTCATTCTGATCTTTCTACGCTTGCAAAAATCCGTTCCAGCGGACG